CCAAGGCATCTTGCGGAATACTGCTTCCGGTTTAATCATCGTTTTGACCTCAAGAGCATGTTGGTTGAATTGGGGCATGCAGTCGTGGCAAGCCCTCCGATGCCATATCGGCTCTTGAAGCTGGCTAAGGGTCATGGGTAATCAGGAAGAGGTAAAGTGAAGAACTACTTTCGCCAACACCATTACCTCTCATTCCATTGTAGTGTTATCACTTCAATTCATTAGATAGCCAAGTATACCTCTTATATACATGCTGAAACCACACCAGATGGCCATTCCTTACTTTCCCCTTCTGACACCATACTGAACTTGCAAGGTTTCTATTGGCAATGAATCAAGGTAAGCTAATGCTGCACAATAGACTTCAAGCTCTCCTCTTACCTTACGTTCGTTAACTAGTACCGTTTGCCACATGAACTTGTATATGTAACTCACTTGCCTGATAGCATCTTTGATAGGGTCTACTTTCACAGGTCTAGGTGTCTTACCTTTCCATACTTCAATATCATGCTGACACTTTAGCTTTGTAACTAATGAATCCATCCTATCCTCATCGGCTTCAACAAGAAGATGAAAGTGTGGTAGCCATACTTGCTCCTCTTCATGGAAGTCTACTTCTAATGCCCCATATACAGGGTTCGTGATTCCTACACTCTTTAGATTCCGGTATAGTCGTTCTTTCAACTTCTGTGGCTTTAGCGTATGCAACTGACTCTTTGCCAATATGTCACGATAAAGGATCACAGTGACAAATCGATAGTGATTACCAACAACTTTAGGCAATACTGACTCGATGAGTTTCATTCTCTTAGTTCTAGTACACTGCTTACATGCTAGAGAGTTGCAATCATGATCATCCTCTTCTAAACAAGACCATAACTTCAAAGCTATTTGTTGATGCTTTTCATTACCAGTTTTAAGAAGAAGTTTACTCCTTTTCTCTGTCTCATTGATCGTATCATCAGGCGATTCTATAAGATTACAAAGAGCTCTGCGGATAGATAGTCTATTCATATCTAGCCTCAGCTTCATAGCTAACTGTTGATGTCCAATGATCTATATCTGAGCTTCGCCATCCAACGGCTCTTCTTCCAGTCAACTTGATCGGCTTCGGGAGCAGTTCATGTTTCATTAGTCGATATATGGTTGCTTTGGATAACGCACATCCTTCTACATCATTGTTGATTAGATAGTTCTTCATTGCCATGAACTGTCTCCTTTTCTAATACCATGGCTTCTTTACAGTTTAAACTTATAGCCCTGCTTTCAGCACTCCAGTTAGAATGAGCTCTTGTCGCCGGTCTGATTGAACACTCAAAGACCATTTTCGCTAATACTTTCAGGTTTACTCTTCTCACCGCGATGTGAAGAACCATAACGTGCCTGACAACTATTTAGTCATAGGTTGCCCCTATCCCTATGCTGCTTGCCCATTATTACGAGTATTCATCCAGTTGCGCACATCCTCCGCCCACCATGCGGTCACTCGCTCACCTAACTTCACTGGCTTAGGGATCTTGCCAGCAGCAGACCAACGCCACAGGGTAACAACGGAGATCCCCAGCAGAGGAGCTAATGTTTTGGCTCGGATATAACCTCCAATAGGTAACACATGCTGGTTAGTTGCTTGGGCTTCGTTTATCGGCATATCTTGAATACTCCCATATGGTTTTAACGTGTTGAGAGTATTCAACCATAAGTTGAGGTCGTATAGATGATAGGTTAGCCATACCTTACATCAGGTAAGCATTAATAGGCTTACCTTACATCAGGTAAGCATCAATCAACCTAACTAACATCAGGCAAGCATTAATAGGCTTACCTTACATCAGGTAGGCATCAATCAATCTAGCTAACATCAGGCAAGCATTAATAGGCTTACCTTACATCAGGTAAGCATCAATCAATCTACCTAACACCATGTAAACGTTATCCAACTTACATTACATTGTAACAATCACTTACTTTTGTGCGGACGACCATAATTCATGGCAGAACCTAATATCCGCTCTATCTGCTGGTCGGCCAATATGGCTTTACCACCATTTGTTTCACTGAAAAGTGCATGCTCATGATCTAATATTGTGGTCGCCCAGTCTTTCGCTGTATCACCGCACTCGTCAGGCCATGTTTTCTTTGCATAGATTGCAGCTGCTAAAATAATCTCACGATTTATTGCATGGCGTTCTGCAACACCATTAGGTTTACTTTCTTTAGGGGGTCTGGCTTGTGCCTCTTGCTCACTAGGTGACTTATTCATCCTTAGTAATAACTTACTGTTACCAGTATCGGACAAACATTCATCTAGCCGCATTAGATCGATGCTTTTAAGGTAACAGTCATGGACTGTTGGGCGGTACCCCCATTCTTTCAAGACAGCAGATGCAAAATCACCATCACTGGTTACAGCAGAAACTCGTATATAAATGTCTTCTATATCCGGCAGCATGTCATTATAAATGTCAGCCACAACATAAGATGGCAACTGCCAAAGCCCATAAAGCTCGGCTTTAAACTCACATTCAGATTGAAAGTCAACAATATCCCCATTGTCATCCCACTCTATTTCGCCAAAACTAAAAGGATGCATGGATGTATTAAGGTCAAATATGAAATTTCCTTTCTCGTATAACTCTCTATGCTGAGGAAAAGCATTTGTGATTTTTGGAAAAGAAACCAATGCTGTAGGACTGTCTTTTAAAAATAGATATATTGCCACTCGCTCAGTAACCCCGAAGTGGATGAGATCTGAAACTTCGCAACCTAGCAATTCTGCGGCCCGATCTAACCTGCAGTATTCTAGTTGGTTCAGAATGTTCCGCTTGTTCTGAGTAGTTGGATTGTTATGTCTGGTCATCGTGCCACCTTTCAACGTTGTTAGCCCACTTGTGTAAGATTCACCGGGCGCACGTTGCAGCCCTGTTGGGATTCGTAGAAATCGGCCAGCCACTGCAACAGCTTGCGGCGATCGTCCAGGTATTCGGCCCTGTGGTAGGCGGCCCTAACCTTATTTCGCTCGGCGTGGGCGAGCTGACGCTCTATCACATCAGGATCAAAGCCTTCCTCGTTTAAGGTAGTGGAGGCCAGCGCTCGGAAACCGTGTGGTGTTGCAATCCCCTTGTAACCCATTCGCCCCATGGCATAGCTCAAGGTGTTCTCGCTTATGGGATCGGTCAGCTTGCGCTCACTCGGGAACAACAGATCGCAATGTCCAGTTATCTGATGAAGTTCATCAAGCACGGCCAGCGCCTGTCGGGAGAGAGGGACAATATGCTCTGATCGCATCTTCATCCGCTCTGCGGGGATCCGCCACTCTGCTCGTGCCATATTGAACTCATCCCAACGGGCAAAGCGAACCTCGCCTGGGCGGGTCATGGTCAGCATCAGCAGGTGGAAGGCAAGGCGGGTCGCTGGGTTCAGGGGCTCAGCCGCCAGCCGGCGGTAAAACTCAGGCAGTTCGGCCCGGGGCAATGCCGGGCGGTGTTCCTTCTTGGCTGCCTTGAGCGCCCCTTTCAGGTCTTGAGCAGGGTTGTAGCTGGCTCGGCCAGTCTGAATGGCGTAACGCATGATTGCGCTGATCCGTTGCAGCACTCGCCCAGCCGTTTCAGTTGCCCCCCGTTTCTCAACTTTACGCAAGGCGTCCAACATCATGGGGGCCGTCAGTTCGGCGACAGGTACCAACCCCAAATCAGGGAAGGCATCAACTTCCAAGGACTCGATCACCCGGCTGGCATGGCCAGAGCTCCAGAGGGCGAGTTGGCTTTGGTGCCACTCCCGCGCCAGCGCCTCAAAGCTGTTTTCACTGGCAAGCCGGATGGCAGCCTTGTTCTGTTTGCGAACAAGGCTAGGATCGACCCCTTCGGCGATCATGCGGCGGGCCTCATCCCGCTGGGCCCTTGCTTCTTTCAAAGAGATTTCTGGGTAAACGCCGATGGAGAGCTTCTTCTCTTTACCTGCAAACCGATACTTGAGCCGCCAATACTTCCCTGACTTGTTGATCAGCAAGAACAGGCCCTTCTCGTCGGCCAATTTGTCTCCGCTTGGTTTGCCGCTCCACTTGGCCTGCTTGGCCGCTATTTCGGTTAAAGGCATTGGGAGCCTCCATATCCAATGTTGGGGACCTGAGTCGCTGTGGTGGGGGCCTCAGCTAGCTGGCTGAAAGCCTTGCAGGACAACGGTTGGCCACAGTTGGGGGCCTAATTTCTGAGGGGAATAACTTGGGCCCCCATAAAGGCCCCCGCTTTCTGGGGTATGTTATGAGGCTATATGATACGATAAGGAATAACAAAAAACCCGCAAAGCCTTACGCTGTGCGGGTTTCTGATATGCCGTGATACGACATGAAACTGTGATATGGTGCCCGGGGTCGGACTCGAACCGACACGTATTGCTACGGCGGATTTTGAAACCATCGCAAGCCGCTGTGAATCAATGAGTTGCCGTGTTTTCGCGGGTTTGTTTCGGGATGGATGGGGTTTATTGGGTGTCGTTGGTGAGCGCTGCCGCCACTTTGCCGCCATTTTTCATCGCGGTGATCGGGTTGAGTTTGACCGCGTCTTCGAGGTGGTCCGGGGCGAAGTGGGCATAGCGCATGGTCATCTTGATGTCGGTGTGGCCGAGGATGCGCTGCAGCACCAGGATGTTGCCACCGCCCATCATGAAGTGGCTGGCGAAGGTGTGGCGCAGCACATGGGTGCGCTGGCCAGCAGGCAGGGTGATCCCAGCGCGGCGCAGCGCCTTCTCGAACTCGGCGTAGCAGTCACCGAACAGGCGGCCGGTACGCTTGGGCAGCAAGGCCAATAGCCAGCCGGCCACCGGCACGGTGCGGTTCTTCTTGCCCTTGGTGCGGGTGAAGGTCAACCGGCCGATGCCGACCTGTGAACGGGTCAGCTTTTCAATCTCAGACCACCGGGCACCGGTTGAAAGGCAGAGCATCACGATCAGCCACAAGTCTTTCAGCCCCACGCAGGCCGCCAGCAACTGCTCGATTTCATCCTGATTCAGGAACGCCAGCTCGGACTCTTGCACCTTGTACTGGCGTAGCACTTCCAGCGGGTTGCCGTGGGCCCACTCCCCCAGGCGGCCGAGCTCGTTGAACACCGCCTGCAGGTAGAGCAGTTCGCGGTTGATGGTGGTCGGGGAAACCTGTTTGCGCTGACCGGGCACATAAAGTTCACCCGCCAGTCGCCGCTCGCGATAGGCCGCAAACTGCTGGGCGGTGAAGTCGGTCGCCAGCGGGTTGCCCAAGGCATCAGCCAGCCAGACCAGTTTGTCACGACGGCGGTCGCCATCGGTCAGGGTCTGGCCGTGGCGACCATACCAGAGCGCCACCAGGTCACTCAGCCGCCGCTCATCCACATTCTCCGCCTCTGGCTGTTGCCAGGGCTGGGCCAGCATGTGTTTTTCCCATGCCAAGGCTTCACCCTTGGTGGCGAAGCGCTTGCGCTTGCGGGGGCCGTCACGGCCTTGGGGGTAGACCTCGACAAGCCAGAGCTTAGGCTTGCCGTCATCGAGTTTACGGACGGTCATACTGTTTCAAGTTGATGAGCCTGCTCATGTAAGCCATCTCGCTCAAATGGGTTGTAAATCTCGATCGAGGATGAGCCATCTGGTAGTGATATTGCTCGCGTGAAGCTTCCATTTTGGAGAAGCGCGACAAACTCAACTTGAGTAAGGGTTATGCGCTCAATCTCGACCAAGCGCTCACCATCTGGCTGAGATACAGCGACCGTTACAGTCCCCTCATCATAGGTTTGAGAATTGATAGCCAAAGGGATTCGGTCTTGTGCTCGTTCACCCTGAGCAGAGCTTGCATTATTCCTACGCAGAACCCCGGTAAATTCACCCTCTATGCGATCAACAGTGTCATACCCTGCAGGGGTTGAAAACTTAACCGACAGCACTCGTTCATTTGTCATTTTTACAAATTCAGACCATGGGCCTCGATGGCCTGAGATGTGACTGCAAATCAGCTCACCACCGATAAAGTTAAAAGCGTGGCCTTGAGTCCAAACACTCTTCGAGATCTTTTCTTTAGGTTTGTCTGAGTTAGAGGTAGATATAGCTGTCAACTTAATATCTAAAGATGGTCGGTGAGCCTCATGGACACAAAAACGCCATCCAGCTGCATAGCCGTCAATGAAGCGAGCGATGAGGCATTGCCGCCTTGGCAAAGTGCGCCATG